CTGCGATAGTATGCGTTTGAATTAACAGCAATTGTACCGTCTGAAAGATCAGGTGTGCCTTGTACTGACTTAGCAAATGGATTTGCAACCATTCCGTAACGAGTCTTAAAGCCGATCTTTGGTTGGAAGTCTGATTGACCAACTGCACGAACCATTTGTAGTGGAACGTATGGGCAGTAGAAGAGACCTGCGTCGAATGCATTTGCACCCTTATAACCAACAGTCATATAGTTGCCAGTTGTATATGGGTCAATGTAAACACGGAAGCGGCCATTTAGAACACCAGCGAATGTGTTACCAGTGTCATCTACTGAAAGATTGTTGCTGTTAAGAGCAGGTGTGTAATCAAGTACACCAGCCATCTGAAGAGCAGAAGCTACGTCTGATGAACAGATGATGATGTTACCTTTACCACGACGAGTGTCTTTAGCAATCTTGTTAGCTTCACGCTCAGCTTGGAACATAAGGCCCTTGAACTTTTCAACTGACCAACGGCCGTTTGAATCTGTATCAAGATCGAAAGTACCTGCAGTAGTAACAGTACCTGAAGCAGCACCAGTTACAGCTGAAAGGTTTACAGTACGGATAACTTCACGGTTGATTTCAGCAAGAATTTCTGACTGAAGGATATTAGCAAGTTCAGTTTCAGCATCAAGGCCGTGAACTGCTTTAAGATCCTGTGCAAGTTCCATAGTGTATTCTGCTTTTAGAGCACGTGAACGAGCTGTTACAGAAACCTTATCGATTGAGAATGCCATTTCTGGGAAAGTTGTGGATGAACCAAAACCTTCTGCAGTTGATGTATTAGCACCACCAGCAAAGTTATATGTTGAAGCTGAACCAGTAGGTGATGTACCTGTTTGTGCTTCACCAATTGATGAAGTACCTGCACGTGAAGTTGAGAATGAAGTATCTACTTCATCGTAGAATGTTTCATTGCCCTTAGCAGTTGAGTTAGCATATTGTGAACGCATTGCGAAGATAAGACCTGTTGGGCCTGTCATTGGCTGAACACCTACAACGTCATAAGCAATGAGGTTAGGCATTGAACGACGGATAAGTGAGATAAGGATTGGGTCATAACCTGCAACACCAGTACCACCTGATGCACCATAACCACCAGTACCAACAGCGTTGATACCTGTTTCTAGAAGTGATTGTGGGTTAAATGCAGCTTGTTCTTTGAGAGCCTTTTCTGTGTTCTCAAGAAGAACTGCAGTAACATTGCGCTTGTGGACGTCGTTGATCTTTGGAAGATCGCCGTGTTCCAATACTGGCTTCCACTTTGCAATTAATTCTTCATTAATACCGATCATTTTTGTCTCCTTTAGAGTTAATGTAAATATATTTATTTTTCTTTATCTTTTGACAATTCTTGAAAGTGAAGAAACATACGCTGCCATATCTGGTTGAAGTGAAGGACTCTTTGCAGGCTCCTCTACTTCTTCGCTAAGAAGTCGATCTTCTACAACCTTTACTTCTGGTTTACCAGAGAAGTATGTTTCTTTAATAATGGAAGCCTTCTTGCGAAACTCTTCTGAACTTGAGAAATCTACAGCTTCAATAAGCTTTGCAAACTTATCTTTTTGAGTATCAGTCATACCTTCTGCAAGACCGTCAGTAATTTCTTTTACTTCCTTACTGTTTACAATCTTTGAAAGTTCGATATTCTTTTCTGTAGTCTCATTAATTTGCGCTTCAAGTTCTTGAATCTTAGTTGCTAATGATTCTACTACATCTTCCTGATCTTCAGGAATGTTTACGTAGTGTTCATCAAAGAGGTCCTTAAGACCTACAAGGAAAGATTCAGCTACTTGAGTGCGAATTCCAGATTGAATAGCAAGCTTGTTTTCTGCAATCCATTCTGCAACTGCATAATTGAGATAGTTGTCAACATTTTCAACCATTTCATTTTTAATTGCTTCAACAGATTCATCAAGCTTCTTTTCATAGTTTTCTTCAAGCTTTGATACTTCAATACCAACACGAGTTGATACTGCAGCTTCAAAAAGTGTGCCTACTTTCAAACGAAAATCTTCTGAGAGATCTGATGAATCACCAAAAAGAAGTGCTAGATCTTCTTTAACTGAATGCATTGACTCTGAAGGTGCACCTGATGATTTAATAGATGCTTTATTCTTACCTGCATCACCAGAAGCATGTTGAGTTGAATTATAGATCTCATCGTTAGAATGAGTCTTCTCTGCTGCTTTAGGGAGTGATGCAACAAATGCAGCTAGTTCTTCTTTGCTACCAACATGGTTAGCATAGTTAACTAGACTTGCCATAAGCTCTGAACGTGATACGTCAGTAGGCTTTGATGCAATAGAAGCCATGTTAGAAGAAGCATCTTCTGCTACTTCAACATTCTCAACTTCTACTTCATTTTGTTTTAATTCTGTATCAGACATTAGTTTCTCCTTAGTATTTTAGAATATTTATAAAACTTACATATTTGAAAGGAAGTGATTGAAAACTCTAATTTTTGCTTCTTCTAGCG